CGAGTGGCAGCAGAACCAGCGTAAAGCCCTTCTACGGCACTGACTGTGAACCCGCCTATAGCTCCAGACGTGGCAGTAATAGAGCCTGTTATAGTAGCAGATGTAGCAGTTAATACGCCCGCATTAGCTACGCTAAAGGGAGCATCACCAAATATCGTTGCGCCTGCCCAAAATCCCGCACCAGCTTTCATCTGGATACGAGTTACTCCTTCTCCTGCATAAAACCCCTCTGTTGGGTCTATCATTATGAAGTCGCCAGACGCACCAACCCTTAAACGTCCCTTTATCAAGTTGGGAATTTCCACACCACTTATATCTGAATCTGGCCCAGCTATTACTGGTGACCAATAGTTAATGGGGGTTTCGGTTGCCAAAGAAGCAACACCAAACGAAAGGTCATCCCAGTCGTCAAGGTCTGACTTGAATTTAGTACACTTAAACGATATTGATGCATCTTTGTTTATTGTCATGGAGTCTATTAGAACATCATAGTTTCCACCGTAATCTGTATCATTAATTGTGATTACATCATCTGGTTGTAGTGCAACAAGTTTTGCCTTGCCAGTGAACGAAGCTGTGGATTCTTTCAGAAGTTTTCGCTGGAAGTATAGGCTTCCTAACCGCTGTGTGTGGTCTGAGTTCTTTACAAACGGGATTGCCAGCGTGTCGTTTGAAACATTATCTGTAGTTGACTTTGCCGGAACCATGTACTTAACGAGTTCGTCCTGAGAATCATCTGACTTCTGGTATGCTATGTATCCAGAGTCTGATTGCTTCTGTGTTATAGCAGATGTCTTGAACGTTCCCTTGCCCACTTCACCGCTTTTAACAACGTCTGAACTTGTTATGGTCTTTTGCGAAGTTTTTGAAAGGACGTGCAGTTCTATTTTTTCATTATTATAGAGCGTGGAATGGCACTGGTTCAAAAGTGAAGCAAGCAGCTTGCCACGTGCTTCTTTATAATAGAAAGCTCCATTAAATGCTAACCCCCACGAATCATATGTAGAATCTGCCGAGGCAAATGTTACTGCTGAATCTATATCGGTTGATGGAGTCCCAAATCCTAACAGCACCGATTCTATTACGTCTCTTGGATTGGTTGTGGCAACCGAAGAACTCTTGGAAAACTGTGCTGGCATGTCAAACATATAGGAATCTGATTCTGCCCAGAGACCACAGGAGTCTAGTGAAGCCTCGCTCGATGACTTAGCAATAATAGGTTGGAATGCTTGCCACACCTTCCCGTTTGTATCCGAAACGGTACTCTGGGTAAATGCATATGAACCAGACGACCATACCGTGGAACCAAATGTTCTCGGTTGCCTTACCTTTGATATAGAATACGTACCGACTTCGCCTAGTAGGTAAAACCTTTCTGGGGTTGAAACAGATGCTGTCCTGCAAATAGCTGGCCTAAGTGGAATGTATGGAGTTCCAAATGTGGCAGGAACACACAAATCCCTTTCTTCGTATTTATCAGCAGGCGGAAATAATGCGCTTATGGAAGCAGTGTTGGGGTAATCTCCCTCAAGATATTGCTGTATAAAATCCTCACACACCACAGAGATAGACTGATATACATCGGCAGCGTGTTTAATCTTAAACTTAAACTGTCGTATAGCAGACTCATTGGTTCCGTCACCTATGGCTAGCCTTAACAGGACTGTACCACCGGCAAGGTCTGACGCAGATATAGTGTTATCCTTATTGGAAATCCCAAACGAAAAACCAGATGGTGACTGTATCCCCATTTCGGACGTTGCTCTATTTAGAGTTACACCCCTGAAATTAATAATCTTAAAGGTGTAGTTCGTCCCATCAAAAGTGTAGGCTTTTGTAGACCAATTATAGCTTACATCGTTCTTGTCGGTAATATCAAAAAGCCAGCTAACCGATTTGTAATTGCTTGCTATAATCGTATCTTGTGTCGCTGTTGTTGCTAACATTATATCTTTATCCCTATGAGGTTAATCTGCAATCTTGCCTAAAATTTTCAGTTTGACTCCAGTAATCCCGTAAATATAGCCACGCCTGACACTTCTCGGTAATTCTGATGCAAAACGCACCACATACACATGTCTACTTGCACTAGGTTCACCGTGGTTTATCCACTTAAATGATTTGGCTGTCCCACAACCCTTTGTTGTTGAATTAAAGAAATCCATAACCGTTCCAGAATCAGCTTCACTTATAGGGTTCCATTGCAGTGTTACAAAGAAAATAGAATCGGTATCTAGGGCTATTCTTTCTTCAGAACCATCGTCACCCATATGTATCTCTACATTCTTATTGCTTGTTTCTGTCAAAGTATTTGACGGTTTAACGTCTAGGGTTACATCACTATCCGCAGTCGCCAGTGAACAATAATCGTACATCTCATAAGCCATTACATTATCCCTCTAGTTTGTTCTATTAATTCGGGGTTTGTCTTTAGTTGGCTAACAACAACATGCCCTATTTCATTTCCGTCTATTTCAACATGAACGTGGGTGTCTCCAGAGAGTCTTTCTGCTATTGCTGTACCAATGGCTTCTGGGTCAATACCGAGAGACTTCATGAAGTTACCGTTAGTTGGGTTGTTTAAATCCATGGAACTTCCGATATATCCACCGAAGCCCATTTCTACCGGAATGCCTCCTCCCTTTTGTGAGACAACCACTTCTGTTCCGTGAAGTTTTGCGTAATAGCCAGATTCCGGGCCGGAAATAAGACCGCCATATTTACGCCCCCAACCATCATCTTCACCACCCGCTGTGTCACCAGAGAATCCACTGCCATTGCCGCCATTGCTTGCTCCAGTACCATTGTACCCACCGCTCGGCATACCGCCAGTCATATCGACTCCCACATCCGCATAACCGCTATCTTCACCCCCATTAAAGGTATCCCCCGTAAACAAATCAGGATACATTGTTTCTAGCGTAGGTGCAGTCGCAACCGGTACCCCTGTTATTTCTGCAATCAGTGCATCTCCATATAAACCCGTATCTGGTATTCCCCCATAAAGCTCTCCTAACTCGTCTAGCGCTGTTTGTGCTGTACTGTAGTCTAATCCGAACATTACAGCCTGTCTCAAAGCTCCCGTTAATGGTGAAACAGCAAAGCCCAGAATGTCAGCCATTCCCTGTAGAAAACCCTGCCACCCACCGGTCATTGGATTAATTTCATCAACCCTAGCGTCGAAAGCTGTTTTTAATGCTAATGCATCTGCCCAATCTTTTGTTTCTTGAGATAAATTTCCATATGGATCTCTTTCTTCCCAGCTTCCAACACCGATGTCTTCTCCACCAGCTCCACCACCTTCTATACCCCAAGATCCTAAATAATTAGCCATCTCGGTTTCGGTACTTGGGAGAACCGTTGATTCTGGGTTAAGTAAGCCAGCTACTTCGTCGGGTATAGTCCCTCCAATCGGAACTATAACCGCTTCTTCCAGCCGTAGGGTCAACGCCGCTAACTGCTCGTCAAGTCTAGTCAAAACATCTGTTAGTAATGTATTGTTAGTGTTTTCTGCTATTTCTTCAAGAAGGGCGACCTGTCTATCTACCAAGTCATCCTTTATCCCAGATATATCCGAAATTATCGAAGCATTAAGTGATGCCATATCCGAACCATATGCATTCATAAAACCAAGATATTCTGGTATGAATCCTAGAAGCTCATCAACACCCTCCTGTGTGGTCACCCCACCAAGCAGGTCTTGATATCTACCCGTAAACCATTCTTCGCTTTGCACTGGAGCCAAGTCTCCACCGGTAAGCCTCATAATCATATCGTCAATTGAGGTTATCTGTGAATTAAGCGAGTCAAGTTCCTGTTGCTGGAGTTCTAAACTTCCTTCTGCCGCATCAGTCATTCGTGTAAGAAGGTCGAGACTATCGACATAGTATGTTGCAGAATCTTCATCAAGGGTATCATACTCTGCCATAAGGCTGTCGAATGTATCAGTGGGGCCGATTATCCTTTCACGCAATTCCATGAAACCGCCCTTAAGGTCTTCTATATACGAATAGAAAGCATCGGCACTTTCTGCCATTTTCAACATACCGACATATGCCCTTTGCCCTGCTTCCGTAGATAGGTCTAATCCTTCCAGCATATCCCTATATCCTTCACGGGTTAACGGGAAAGCCAAGTTAAGGTCTCCCATTGCACCCGCTAATTGACCCACTAACCTAAATTGTGCTTCTTGTTCTGTGAAAAACTTATCGTAATATGTTTCTGATGCTTCTCGAAGTATATCAAGCCCACCAGCCATTTCAATAATGGCCTCAGAAAAAGCAATCATCGAGGCTGTATCTGAAGCTATTTCATCGTAATACTCAGTCTCGTATTGAGCGGGTGCTGCACCCCTAAGAGCTGGATTAAGAGCAAGAAGGTAGTCAAGGACTTCATCAGTAAAGTTGTAGGCAGCATAAGCATCCTTCCAAGAGTCATCGTCCGCCCAAGCTTTCCATTCATCGGTTACAACCTGCCTAGACTTTTGAAGGATAAGCGCATAGGAACCGATAGACTGCTCGGTCATCTTAAGGGTATCGAGTACAATGGCTTTGTCAATAACTATCCTAGTAGCTGTTTCAAGCATCCCTTCGCCCAATTGCTGGTATGCACCAATTAACTCACCGAAGAGAGCATCAACAGCATTGTCACCAAGGGCGGAGAAGTGTTCAGTTAGAGTCTTGTTGACATCTTCGGAACTTAGACCACTAAGATTTATCTTTGCCCCTGCAAAGACATAATTCAGGGTTTCATTCATATCCGTACCGAGGCTGAGAGTCAAGTCAACAAGGGTGGAACTCATGTTCTGGAATACCATGTCTAATAGCCGAGAAACATTTTCATCAAGCGCCTTGTAAGCAGTATAATAAGAGTCTGAGTCTGAGCTGAACCAGCCACCTTCTTCGTGGGTATGAACATCTGTATACTGCTGTCCGCCTATCCCAACTCCACCGCTAAGTCCCCCCACAGAACCTGCACCAGTAGAAATACCAGAACCCGTTATATTCGTATAGCCACCACCACCAAAGATGGAACCAACTAAGCTTGATACCGTATCGTCTATCCAACCAGATATTCCAAAGGTCAAATCATTAAAAATATCCGTTAAACCCAAAGACGTAGCTGATACAAAGTCGTTAAACACGCCCTGCACACTTCCCAAATATTCCCCAACTTGGATACCAGATGTATCAATTCCCCCCATCCTGAAAATGGAAGTTACAAGACCCTTAATGTTGCTATTCAGCTTCTTCATTTCATTATAAATACCAGACAGTTCCCTGTATTGCATATCATATGTATCTTGCAGGAACTCCCATGAATTAGCCATAGAGCTACTACCAGTTCCAGCTTCTGCACCAAGAACGGTACTTGCTGGGAGTGCCGCCTCTGCTGAGGCTGAACCACCCACGCTTCCACCAATTCCTTCTCCTATTGAGGCAAGTAACGCTCCAACTGTTGCTGCCATTGTAGCCATGCGCCCAAATGCAGTGTAGGGATCACCAGATGCCTGATTTAGAACCGCAATAACCGCATCAACAACCGCAACAGCCCTCTGCGCTATTTCCATAGCCTTTGCAGCCTGTGTCCATCTTTCAGCACCCTCCGACCCTTCTGCGTAAATTGATGCTATGCTTGAAAATGCACTTTCTAATTGTCCTAATCCTTCGGTAATATATGCAGTCTTGGCTTCAAAGAATTCTTGTTCAAAGTCTAACTTTTTGTTCTTAGCCCACTCAGCCCAATCAACCTCATCACCATATAGTTTTTCGTTTAGCTTTGCCTGTTCATCTATAACGGCTAACATGCTGTCACGATATTCACTGCTTACATCACCCAAAGCATCCTCGAAAATATCAGACAGCTTTTCAAGGTCTTTAATTTTTTTTCTTATTTTCTTTAAGTCTTTACCTTCAAGATCAATCGTGAAGGATATTATCATCATTTGCTTTATTTCTTTAACCTGTTCTTCCGTAAGGTCTTTTCTTTTTTGCAACTCCTGACCGAAGATTTCGAGGTCTTTTGCGTAGGCTTCGATTTTTACAGCGGTTTCCCCTATTTGGATTATACGTAATTTGTTGCTATAGTCTTCATATAGTTTTAAGCGAGTCTCGCTATTTGCTTTATCCCATTTAGATAGTTGGTCAAGTTGCGCCTGCTTTAAGGCTAGAATTTCGTCTCCAGCTTTTACTTCTAAATCGAACTCTTTCATTTTAGACTGAAGCAATATTTTTATAATCTCATCTTGTACTGCCTTTTCTGCTCGTGGATATTTGTCCATTATTTCTTCAGTAATCTGCTCTGTGTAATCTTTCTGAATTTTCCATCTAGCAACCGCAGTATTCTTGGACATATCAGTAATGAGGTCTTCGGTTTGCTTAATCCTAAGCAGACGTGCCTCTTCAGCTTCCGCTTCTGCCTTTTTGAACTGCCAAAAATCTTTCGTGTCTTTTTCAAAAGCACCAGACAGAACATCTTGGGCAATTTTAATTTTAGCTAATAAACCCTCTAGTCTTTTAAGCTCATCGTTTGCTGCTTTTATTTTTGGAGTTGACTTGTCTTCTTCGAAACCAAAGAATGTATCTATTCCCATTGCTGCATTAAGTTCCTTATCTGCCTTTGCTATGATACTTTTTTGCTCGGCTACAAAACTTTGAAGCTTAACAATTTGTTCATCGTAAAATCTTGGGTTCTTTCTTAATAGTTGGATAAAGACTGGAACGGTAAGGTTTGACATCTGGTCAATCTCGCCTTGTATTCGCTCTCGTGCTTGTTTATCTTCATCGTATTTTATGAATACGTTTAACGCTTCCTTGGTTCCCCATGCTGCGAGTAAAGCCAGTCCAACAAAAGGAATTGATGCCAATGCTGCACCAATGCTTCTAATTCCGGCTGCAAAGAATCCAGCACTGACACCAGCGGCCTTTAGACTAATCCCCATCTTTGCCATATATGCAACTCTAACCATGTGCGTCTGGAAAAGTGCCAATTCCCAATTCAGCAACTTCATTGTACCCTTCCATAGAAGAAACGCACCGGCAAGCTTTCCAGCATACTTTGCGAATGTTACCATTGCCTTAGATGTACTAATTATGCTATCTTTGTGGTCTTTAATCCATGCAGTTGCATTAACAAGGTTATTCCAAAGCGTATCTCTGTATTCATTAAAAACCCCTATCAGTGATTCTTTAATTATGGAAACAAATTTCTTAACAGCAACATCAACGGTTAGCAATCCATCTACATACCGCTTACTTTCCCCATTAACATTTTTCAGAGTTTTTTCAAGTTTTTCATACTGGTCAACGTTGCTTTTTAATACAAGAACAGACTTTAACGCCCTAACACCAAACATTTCTGAAATTTCATTTACACTTATTTGCTGAACATTAAGTTCTCTTAACACGTCTATAAGGTCTGAATCTACAGAGAGTCCCAATCTTTTAGCGGCTCCCGCTGTCTTTATAAACGCCATCTGCATTCCACGACCAGCGATACCAGCTTTGATACCCGACTGAGAAAGGATTCCAATCATGGCTGATGTCTCTTCAATCGTATATCCCAACTGTGCTGCTATAGGTGCAGCAAACTTCATGGCATCTGCCATCATTTCAACATCTGTGTTTGTTCTTGTAATGGTTCCAGTAAAAACATCAACTACTCTTGTTAATTGGTCAACATCTAAGTTAAATGCACGAAGACTATCGCTTACTATGTCTGTAGCCCTACCAAGTTCTAATTCACCTATCTGTGCAATGGCTAGTGTGTCTGAAAGTGCCTTCACTGACTCTGCAACCGTAAAACCAGCACGAGCCAGAAATCTAAGGGCATCAGCTGCTTCTGAAGCACTCCATATTGTTTCTGTGCCAGCCTTTCGTGCTGCTTTGGCTATGGCTCCAAATTCCTGAACTGTTGCCCTTGCGATTGCCCTTACTTCGGCTATACGTTGTTCAAACTCAATACCAACACTCATTGCAGCGCTGACTTCTTGGATAGCGCGGTCTAAAATCATCAACGTGGCAGCAGTAGATGCAACTGTACGTACAAAAGTTACCAAATTCTTTCTTGACTTAGCCGTTGCTTGGGCAGCCGCAGCATGGGAAGCTGCCAACTGTTTATTTTTTGCCGTAAGCCTGTCAACGGATGCACTTAATTGTTTATTTTTTGCTGTAAGCTGCTTGACTTCTTTTTCGGACTTATTCATTCCGGTGGCAAGCTTCTTTATCTCGGCATCAAGTTTCTTAATCTTAGCTTCTGTTTTCAAAGAACCAGAACCCATCCGATCAAGATCTCGTATTATTTTCTTTGCTCCAGCGTCAAACTGTGATGCATCTAAGTTAAATCTTACGCCTGCCATAGTCTACTCCAAAAAAAAGCCAAGCTACTTTTTAGGTTTGCTCGGCTTTTCATAATCTTGACCATCTCGTGGCTCCATTAAATGTGGATAAAGTGTTTCTTCTACTAGAAGAATTCTTTCAAAATCTTCCCATGTCGCATCTTTTGCTCTGCATAAATCCAGTGTTGCATCTATCTTTATAGGGGCAAGTCCACTCATTGAAGAACCCCTACCGTATCTATGTAACCACCCCCACAGCATCCATGGTAACATGTTGTCTGGTGCTAGTGTTTTTGGTTTTGGGCAATCATCGCAAGGTGGCTCTTCCCCATAACTTGCATATAGCTCCCTGCATTCCTTACAATCGAGGGTTGTGGAGGTTCCCTTCTTGCGAACGGTTCCCCCATACCACTCTGCCCATGCTACAAATTTTCTTTATCAGCCTCGGCTTCTTTTATACCAGCTTCGAGGATTTTGTCTGCTTCTTCAAGAACCCAATTAATTACTTCTGGGTCTCCGTTGTAAATCTTCAGCTTGTTCTCATCGGTACAATCGAGAGGCATCCCCTCTTCATTTTCTGCGCCCTCCCAATCAAGAATAGTCTTCTTAATCTTCTGCGACTTAAATGCTTGGTAATCTGGGGTATCCTCAAACCTCTGACCCTTTTCCCATCCAAACTTTCTACACAGCTTGAGAAGGTCTGCATTCTCTGATTCTGTCATGGGTGAAACTAGAAACTTCATCTCGCCATCTCCGCGCAAAAAATGAATCCACTGTTCTGTTTTCTTTGTACGTAACTTCATGGTATTTCCCCTTATTGAGCATCTACGCTCTAAGTGCTTCCCCGATATTAATAAAAGCACGGGATGTGGGGATGCCGGGATTCACCCCCACGCGCCGCTAAGCGTTCCCCGTGCCATTCTTATTATATTGCTAATTCATAAAGTTCATTCTCAAAACCCATCCAGATAGAAATTGCTGTCCTTCCGTCTGGAGCCACTATGTCGATGCCGTGTTTCTCTATGAAAGCTAAGCACCTAAGACGAACTGTAGTTTTGATAGCGTTAGTGGATGCTATTTTAGCTCTCAGCTCAACGACTCTTTCTGGATTATTTTTTCTCCATTCAACTCTTTTCTGGCTAAGCTCTTCTATTTTTTGGGGAAGGTGGCTGAGATACCACTTTTCGGTAATGATCCTATCCCCCTATTTTCTTTAATTATCTCAATATTATACCTAGACTGTCCTCACCTACGGTTCCAAGTGCCTTAAATGTGACAGACATTGTTTGAGCCGCACCGTCTTGGCTTATTTCTGGAACCTGAATTTGTGCCTTAGGCATAACCAAATCCATTCTGTACCCTGCTGTATCGCCAAAACTAATCGTTAACTCCTTTTGCGTGCCATCAAAGCCTTGTGTGAAGTATTGAACGTCAGCTTTTCTAAGATATAATCCAATACTTCCATTTATATCTCTAACGTCCTCAACAAAATTTTCTGGAAAATCGGTTCCAATCTCATCGTTAAGGTAGGTTTTGGGAACCGAAATGGTCAAGTCCATGCTTCTGGTTTTGGTTGCAACATCGTCAAGATAGACATCACTTAGCCGACTTTCGACGGCAGTACCAATTGCCGTTTCGTCTCCGAGATATCCGGCTATTACATCATCAGCACTCCACCCCTCGCCAATTCCAGTCCCAAGGGTGAGTACGTCTCCTGTTATAGAGCTTATTTCGTAGCCAGCGGTACTATTGCTATCTTCTTTGGTTTCGTTCCATATATAAGAACCGGCTTTATACAATTCACCGTCAGCAACACTAATAGTTGTTGCACTTGCAGTAGAGGCGGTAGCTAAAGTGCTCGTTCCAGCCCACACCATTTCCATCCCTTCACCACTAAAGGTGAACATAACAGCACCTTCATTGTTTATGGTAACAGCACAGTTGTTGCAGCTCGCTCCGCTCAAACCCCTCGTCAAATGATCGTCTTCAATCCAGATACTTACCGCAGGACTCGAAGTATCCTGTTCGTAAAAAATACTGGATAGGGTAACGTCTGCATTGTCGGTTGCCACAGCAGCAGAGGTTGAATTATATGCCCTAGTCAACCCACCCAACGTAGCAGTAGTGGCACCATTACCCTGAGTTAATGTACTGTAATAAATCTTCTCGGTACCAATGGTTACAACACCAACTTCAGGTAACTGGTTGTTGCTAATACCATCAATCTGCATGGTAAGCGTATCGGCTATTATTCCACCATTAAGTGACGCTGTTGTTGCCGACTTCCTACTGCCCTGAAGAGACTGAAACAGCGCATCCCCTTGAGGATATTCCGTTGTTCCGACCGTACCTGTCATTCTAAGATACATTGGTATAGTCCATGTTGCTGGGCCTGTAGCATTCTGAAACTGCGCCAGAACGTCAAGCGTATCTCTTAGTTCAAGAGAATCAACAAACGTAGTCCCTTGGTTCAATGCGGCGTTTCCAGCCGACAAAATAAAGTCTGTACTTGGTGCAGGAAATTTTAGAGTCCCGCAAGTATCCTCCACACATACAAACACCCTCTGTTTTCTACTTAATCCTATATCTCCGCAACTCATGTCTTACCTCCATCTAAACTTTGACCCTCAGGGGACTCATTTTTATTATTCCAGTCTTCTTTAGTAAACTTGCACAACTCTTTGCACCGTCTACATTTTATCTCTACGTTTTCAGCAAAGCCTATGAATAAGAGTTTGCCGCATCTTGGGCAACAATTACGTGGCAACTTCAAAAGAAATTCCTCCCAGCCTTTCCCCAAATTCCCTTAAGTCTCCAGATATCTTTTCTCTGTGACTATCTGAAACCTCCGGTAACATTTTCTTTAGGTTATCTAAAACCCGCTTTCCTTCTTCTATTCTCGCAACTGCTAACCAATAATGACAAAATGCCAGAACCTCTTTATTAAACGAAAACACAAACCTGTTTCCCTTTTCAAGTGGATTTTTTTTCATGTTTTCATAACTTACAATATACTGTGTTGTACCCTTTGTAATTAAGGAAGCGTTCTTAACCCAAATTCCAAACTCAACCATAGCAACATTTAGGTCAAGATCTTCTGGCTTTCTTTCAAGACCCATGTTTAACCATTCGGATGCTTTCGCTTCATTACCACTTCTCATGTACTGCCTAACCATGGTAAAGAATATTGAGTCTTTTACTGTAATTTCATCTTTGTGGGCAATATATGCTTCTCCAGCCTCTATGGAATTATCTAGGTCATCATTTACCGCATAACACTGACAAAGATAAAAGTATGTATCCCAATCTTCTGGGTTATCTTCAAGTCTCAATCCAAGCATTTTGAGGATACGATTCTTCTTTGCCTCTTTCTTTTCTGGCGTAAGGTCATATCCATAATGTTGAAAATAAGCACCCTCATAAAAACCAGCCTTTCCAGTTGTTATTGCCTGGTTATGTACTCTATTTTCGTAATGTACCGTACCCCTTCTAAACAACCTTGCTGAATTAAACCGCATTACCTCTTTGCCGTCAGCCATATCCTTCATTAAAAGCATCATGGCACTGTAGGACTCAGGTAACTTTTTGAGAAACTTTTTTAATTTTTCTGGTTTATCTATGAGAAAGAACTCTTCGTCCGCGTCTATCTGTAATACAAATTTCTTAGTGGCATATGAAAGAGCTTGGTTCCTATGTAAAGAGAAGTTGTCTTCCCATGGATGGTCATAAATCTTAGCTCCATACTTGAGTGCTATTTCCTTCGTTTTGTCTTTTGAGCCAGTATCTACAACTATTATTTCGTCTGCTATATCTTTTATGCTCTCAAGACATCTTGGTAAACTTTCCTCTTCATCCCGTACAATCATACAAATACTAAGCATAAAACCCCCCGGTTTTTATTCATTAACCCATGCCCACCATGGCACACTAACTGCTAGTCTATAAAAGTTATCTTCAACTCCCATTCTTCTTGTGAATGGTCTTTCTGTAAAAACACTGTCTATGTCTTTATAATAGAACAGTGCTTCAAGTGTGGTTGCATAACCTAATATTGTTGAAAGTCCTTCATTTTTTGGTCTATATACATTTATCAGATAAAACCCATATCTTATGCTTGCTCCCCCACTATTACTACCAGCTATCTCCCCCTCC